CTCCGTTGCAGGAGTATAATCAAAAATAGACCTACTAACTGGTCGTGACATTATACCATATCTTAACGCATCATACAAATGGTCTTCTGCTTTTGTATCAACATCCTCTGGGTTTTGTTTACTCAAAGGTAAAACAGGAAGTTGAGCTATAAGATTAGTACAGCTGTCAAATATTTCCAAACCTGAGCGGTTGGTATCTTCATTAATTTTAAGTCGTCTATGCACTTCGTTTTTGCCTGCTACTCGACTGCCTCTACTTCTATCTGATGGTCTCCATCTACAACCTTCCACAATCATTTGTTCAGCCAAAGATGGACCAGTATCGCCACGCTTATGCCAAAGGCTAGAGTCCAACACACCGTAAGAAAGATTACCATCGTTAATTTCTGCTTCCATAACCATATATGCTAATTCTTTTGCAGTCACTTTAGTGACATATAACTCTCGGTACACGATTAAAGTATCTGTAGAGGGGTCTACAGTAAACCAAAGAACACCAGTGTGAGAGGAATATCCATAATCGCATGCTCTAAATTTTCTCCATGAACTAGGTAAATCAAATGATTTTACCACATGTTTGTCTCGTTGAAACTCTGCAAACGCTGCACCCTCTGCAATATCCCAAGAACCTTCTAATAATTGTTTTCTCTGCACTTCTGGCAAAGAAAGTAACATCGCTTCATAATCCCCAGCTTCTGCTAGATAAGGATTATCTATTAATCTTGCTGGGATGAACCGTCTTTTAAATAACGACTCTCCTGCTTTAGAGTGGCTACTAGGGTATTGTAATACCTTACCCGTTTCGATATCCGTCGCTGCAAATGAGTAATTGGGTATAGAAGGGTCGATAAACATTTTTTTAACCCAGATATGACCAGGACCACCAGGATTAGTCGTAGCTCGCATATAAACAGGTAGGTTCGGGTCTGCAGTCCTAAGACGCGACCTAAGATAATCCCAAGCGTATGGCGTACTGTATTGTGTAAGTTCGTCCACGCCGATGTAAGTAAATGCTTGACCTTGGTAACGTAGTACATCTTTATCCTGCTCCAAATATGTCATCCAGATTCTAGCACCAGATGGAAACGTCCATTGACTCTTTTTTTCCATCCATTTTGCACCTGGAAAAGCCTTAGGATATATCTCCTGACTTTTATGTATTAGTTCTCTTAATTCATCGTTTGTACGTCTTAGTATTAGTGCATTAAAATTACTATTAGTACAATATCTTAGTGGGTCAACTATTAAGGCAAAGCTCTTACCGCCTCCAGCTGCTCCTCCGTATAATACTTCTCGTTCTGGAGCTGCTAAAAAATCTGTTTGTGGACCTTTATTAGGTTCAAACAAAATAGTTGGGTCTTGTTTTGTTACTGTAGGTTCATCGTAATTGGGATTAACCTCTTCGTAACTAACTTCTTCTTCTTTTTTTTCAAGCTTAGCAATCTTTTTTTGTGCATGCACAAGACTTAACTTAGCTGATTTTAGTTTGCGTTCCTCAGACGTTAGCTTGCGTTGTGACGTTACCTTGCGCTTCGGTCTTGGCTTCATAGCGTTT